TGATGGTGCTGGCCCTGGCCGAAGCCGCCCGAAGCCAGATGGCAAAAGAAGAAGCGTAACGAAAGTATATTGAGGAAGAGATAACGACAACTTGCCTTGCGGGGGCATCATGCCCCCGCAAGGCAACCACCCATCAAGAAAGGGAGATGGTATGGAACAAAAATTTACCGTAATGCTGGCCCGGTTTCCGGGCGGCAATGCCGAGCATCCGGGCGAAGTGGATTTTGTCATCAATACCGTGGTGCAATGTATGAGCGATCCGCGCATTGGGCAGTTGGTGCATTGGCGGCTGAACGATACCCCGGTGACGATGAGCCGGAATCGCTGCGTGAAGGATGCGCTGGCCCAGGGCGTGGATATTCTGCTGCTGGTGGACAGCGATATGGGGCCGGATTTGATTAACCCGGCCCTGGCATTCTGGCCCAGGGCGCTGGATTTTATCGCTCGCCGCTGGAACGAGGCCCCAACGGTGATTGCCGCGCCCTATTGCGGCCCGCCGCCACACGAGAATGTGTATATCTTCCGCTGGAAGAACCTGGAATCGGATCACCCTAACCCGGATTTTCAACTGGCGCAGTTCAGCCGCGAAGAGGCGGCGGAGCGCTCCGGCATTGAGGCGGTGGCGGCGCTGCCCACCGGCGTGATTGCCATCGATATGCGGATTTTCAGCGGTTATCAGGTGGGTGAGCAGATGTTGCGGCTGCCCACTCCCTGGTTTTACTACGAGTGGACCGACGAGTTTGAAACCCACAAAGCCAGCACCGAAGATGTGACCTTTACCCGCGATGTGAGCCTGCTGTTTGGGGCGCAGGGTTTGGAGACTGTCTTTGTGGATTGGGATACTTGGGCGGTGCATTTTAAGGAAAAAGGGGTAGGGAAGCCGGCTCTGATTGACCCGGGTAAACTGGCGCGGTTATTCAGCCAGAGAGCAAAGGAAGGGGCAGATGCCGAAAGTTGACCTGGTTGGCTCTTACGGCTATCTGGACCCGACCACCGGCGAGCGAAGGTATTACGGGCCGGGGCAGGTGGATGTTCCTGACGGGCTGGTTCAGTCGTTGGGGTTAATTCCGGCGGCAGGGCCAGGCGAGGTTGAAGTTGTGCAAAATTTGCACGCCAACCTGTTACCGGCGGAGTTTCCGGGCCGGGCGTATCTGGACAAAGCCGGCTACGGCACGGTAGAGGCGGTGCGAAAGCTGGATTTTGATGGCTTGGTGGCAATTAAAGGCATCGGCTCCAGATTGGCCGGGCAGATTATTCAGGCGATAGGTGAGGTAGAGTGATGGAGATCATAAAATCCAAAAAGTTTCAGGCGGCTTTGATAGGGATGGCGCTGTTGCTGTTAGAACAGGTTGTACCTGGCATCAGCACCCTGCCGGTTAACGAGGCGGTGGGACTACTGGCAGTCTACATCATTGGGCAGGGGTTGGCCGATTTTGGGAAAGAGCGGGCCAAAGTGGAAGCCAAGCAAAACGAGCCGAAACAATGAGCCTGGGCGTATCTGATTTTCTGGCTCCGGCCGGACAGTTGCAAACGGCATTTTTCCCCGATGGCGATCTGGAGGCCAATGTAACGGTGTGGCTGGCCCAAGCGGCTACCAAACTCAGCGGCGTTGCCGCCGGATTTCAGGACGCGGCCATGACTGATTGGGTATATTACCGGGCCTACAGCCATATCGCCGAGCGGCTGGCCAGCGAGCCGGACACGGTGACGGTTGATGACATTTCACGTTCGGTTTCAAAAGGACGGATTGAGTTTTTCCGGCAGCAGGCCCAGCGGCATCTGGAGAATTACCAGAGCTACCTCAGTACCCCCGGCAGCGGCAATAAACTGCAATCCGGTTATGTACCCACCGCGTTTGTGTTTTGAGAGAAGATGTTGATTTCTGACGCAACAATTAACCGGTTACGGATGATCCACCAGATGGCGCTGCAAGATACCTGTGTCAGGCTGATTCACACGCCGCAAGCAGCCAACGCCTACGGGGTGCCAGGGGCGGGGTATGTTGAAGGTGAAACTCTGTCGTGCCTGTTCCGCTCCACCAATAAAAAGGAGACGATGGGCCAAACCATGTTGCCGGCGGCGCAAGCCAGGCTGAAATTGGCAAATGACGTGGTTTTGCTGGCGGCTGATCGAATCAGGTTGACACAATTGCATGGTGAACCGCTCAATCCGGTGGAGGTGTACGAGGTGACAGGGCAGCCGCGTTTAACCTGGGTTGGGCTGGAAGTAGATTTAAGGTTAGTGAGCTAAATTATGAATGAATTGATATTTGGGTTGGCCGTTGGGCTTTTGTTTTTGATCGCCTGGATAGGAGGTAGCCACACCAACAGTCGGGCTTCCAGAAGAACCGTTGAGGCCCTGAAGGACCAGCTTGAGCGCCAGAACGAACGGATCAATCGGCTGGATGATGAGAATTTTGCGCTGCAAGTGAAACTTAACGAGATCCAGTTGCAATCTCAAGCCAAGATTCATGAATTGGAAATCAGCTTGCGAGATATGGCCCGCGAGGCAGCCCGGTTAAGTGCAGACCTGGCCGCCGTTACCGGAAAGGGCCAGTAATGGATATTAAGGTTTTAATTGCTGATGACCAGGTGGCGGAACCCATAGGCAATATATTAAAGGAATACAACGGATTCAACTTTGTCTATGCGCTGAATGGGCGGCAGGCAGTGCGAGCGGCGCGGGAGCAGCAATTTGAGGTGATGCTGATTGATGTGCGTTTGCCGGGGATCGATGGCATCGGGGTAATTCGCCAGATTCGGGAGTTTGATAGACGCACTCCGATTATTGCCATTACCGGACACATTGACCCCGGATTGGCCGAACGGTTGCGAAAAATCGGAGCTGATGATGTGTTTTTTAAGCCCTTTGATTTTGGGCCGTTTGCGGCGCGGGTAATTGAACTGGCGTGCAGCCGCCAGCCGGAAACTCAACCGCCATCGGAAGTGACGCTGAAATATCGGCGGTTGGCGGGTCTCAAAGAGCAGGCCGCGATGATGGGCATTGAGACGCCGATTCATATAAGGTTAGAAATTGAAAATCTGGAGAAAGAACTACAAGCAAGGAGGTAATTGATTATGGCACGTACAGCTTTAGCCGTGCAGCAATTAAACAGGGCCGGAGTAACACCGGCATACGCATCGGCTAATTCAAGTGGCAACTCGTTTTCAAACGATGGGCGCTGTTTTGTTCATTTTAAGAACACCGGCGCGGCGGTAACCGTAACGGTGCCGATTCCCGTCAGTGTTGATGGACAGGCCGTAGCCGGGCGGACCGTGGTGGTAGCGGCCACCACCGGGGACAAAATGATTGGGCCGTTCCCGGCGGGGCAATATAACCAGCTTACCACCGATCCGGGGTCAGTGTACCTCGATTACTCGGCGGTAGCCGGGCTGTCGGTGGGGGTCTTTGCGGCGGTGGGTGAGTAATGGACGCGCTGCAAAAGGCGGTAGTAGCGGTGGAAAAGTTGACCGTGGTTCTTGGTATGGATCAGATTTACCTGGAGGCGCTGATGGTGCAGAGCGGCGATCCGGCGGCGCGGCTCCAGCAACAGAATGAGGCGATGGCCGACGCGCTGGGAGCGGTAGCGGAACATCTGGAGCAGCAGCCTGAAGTGGCTGAAGAGACGGCGCCGGAAGAAAAGGCCGGGCCGAAGAAAAAAGCTCAGGGCTGACAAGGGTTCTTGTGTGACCTGCTATGATAGACACTTCTGAGGTAATCCGGGGTTTTCTGACCATCCAGCCGCAGGTGACGGGGTTAACCGGCCAGCGGATTTGGGCCGAGCGGGATACCCCGCCGGAGGGCTATGTTTTAAGCAATGACGGTCCGGCCATTTGCTTTAAGCGCCGGGGCGGCGGGGTGGATTACGAGTCGGTGGTGCTGCGGCCATCGGTGCAGTTTAAGCTGTATGGCCGGACAGAGTTGGAGGCCAACCAGGTTTACCGGGCGTTGTTTGACGTGTTAAGCCGGGCCAACACGGGGCTGATCCTGGCCGCCGAATTGGAGGCCCAGGGGCAAACGTTGTATGAGCCGGAGACCGGCTGGCCGTATGTGTTGGCGTTTTTTAAATTTCAAATTATCAATTAGGAGGAAATGACAGTGGCAAATCCGGTAAGATCAAATATTCTGAAAACCGGCGCAACGTTGTATTTTGCGCCGTTGGGTACGGCGCTGCCGCCGATTACCACCCTGGGAGCCGGGGTTGCCTGGCCTGCGCCGTGGGCCAGGCTGGGCTTTACGGCCGAAGCGGTCAAACTGACCTACGCGGACGAAAGGGCGCTCATTGAGATCGAAGAGTCGTTATCGGCCATCGAGGATTGGCGCGTCAAAGAAGAGCTAAGTCTGGAAACAAAATTATCCGAAGTGATTGCCGATTATTTGCAACTGGTGGTCGGCGGCACGGTGACGACAACGGCGGCGGCCAGCGGGGTGGCCGGGTATGAGGAACTTAATGTTGGCGGGGTAGCCCGGGTCACTCAATACGCGGTAGGCTTTGAGGGCGTGCGGTACGATGCCGCCAGCAACGCCCTGCCGGTGCGCTGCTTTATTCCGATTGCCTCATTTTCAAAAAGCGGCGAAATCGAGTTCTCCCGGAAGGGCGACGGGTACGCCACGCTGCCGATCAAGATTACCGGCTTTGGCGATACCGCCAACAATGGCAGAATTTTGAAATGGCAGCGGGTAACCGCCCCGGCGCTGTAGGCGGTAGCAGGGAAGGATAAGGATATGCAGAAACCGGTAAAAATTTTGCTGGGTGGGGTGGAATACGAGATCAAGCCGTTGGCGCTACGGGAGAGCCGGGCCTGGCGGCAGCAGCTTAACGGGCCGCTGGCCGAGGTAACGGCGGCGCTGAAGGGGGCCGGGGAAATCCAGGTGACTAACGGCGCTGATATTGCGGCGCTGCTGGAAACCCTGAGCAGCCGGGTAGTGCTGGCCCCGGATTTGATCTTTGAACTGCTGCTGGCCTACGCGCCAAATTTGGCTGAGGACCGAAGCCGAATTGAGGAAACGGCCACGGATGATGAGACAATGGTCGGTTTTGTGGCGGTGCTGGCTTTGGCCTTCCCTTTTGGCAAACTGATGGGGGCGCTGCGCGGGAGTGGTTAGCCTCGCCTTACGACCTCGATGAGCTGGGTTTGTCCCAGGGGTGGTCGGTTGAGTTGGACGAGGTTGACCGGCTGGTACTGCTGGATGCGTATGTAGCCCGGCAGCGGTTTTTGGCGCGGTTGCAGGCGGTGGAGGTGGGCCGGGTGTTGTTTGGCAGCCGGGAGGCGAGGGAAATCCAGACTGCGGAGATGCTGGCGCTGGTTGGTTTTTGAGGCAAATAAAAAGGCGGAATCAATCCGCCTTTTTATCCTTGCCTTACCCAGCCAAACCTCGCCATACCTCGCCCCACCTTACCTTGCCTGACCAAACCGAACCACGTAAGTTTGTTATTTGATTGCGCCGCCGTCGCCTGGTTGTGCGTAATTATATCAGGGAGCACAATGACGTGCTCCCTGTTTTTTTACCGGAAAAATCTAATCCGGCAGATGCCGGCGGCGGCAATCGGGTCAAATTCCTTGTGATCGGAGGTGATTAATTCGGCCCCGGTGCGATTGGCCAGAGCCATTGCAAAGCAATCGGCCAAAGCCAGCTTGTACCCGGCCTTGTAGCGCCCGGCTTCCTGCCAAAAATCCGGCTCCATATCTTCCTTTACGATCAGTCCGACAGATACCAAGTCGGTAATGGCAGATTGGGCGGTTGCCTCGTCTGAATTTTTCAAGAAGTCGTAAAAGATTTCACACAAGTTAATGGCGTGAACCAAGCAGGTGTTGCCAGAGTCTAACAGTAAGGCTTCTACTACATCTGCCCCTACCTCACCACGTAAGTAGGCAATCATGGCGCATGCATCCATAACGACGACCATCAGGATTGCGACTCCAACTCGATTTCTTCCTGTTTGCGCTGGGCAAAATCTTCGCTGCTGGTGGGAACAAAGGCATATTTGCCAAGAATAGAGCGAGATTGTTGAAGATTGTTTGCTGTAGTAGATGAATTTGTTACCGTTATCAAATCTCCGGGAGTGCAATTGAAATAATCGCACAATACGGCAATAGTTTCCAATTTAACAGCTTTAGCCCGCCCCTTACGATAATCAACCAGTCTATTTTCCGTTACGCCAGTCGCTTGGCTAACCTCTTTTAGCGTTATAGGCCGCCCATTGGTAATAACATTTTTAGCAATCAGTGCGTCTAAATTGATTCTTACTGTAACCATAGTCCCTCCAATCTAAAATTAACTATACCATCAACGCTGTGTTTTGTCAATGCAATTCGTGATAATTTTATATTGCTGCTTGACAATACAATCAATTCGTGATAATATACAGATATTCACCAAACAAACGAGCCGCCCGGTGCTGTCACACCAAAGCGGCTCTCACCACCAATCACTGTATAGGAGTGAAAAATGGCTACCCCCATATTAACCCAGATATTGAATCTAATCAACTCCGGCCACAGCGTGGCCGCCGCCGTAGAGGCAGTGGTTCCCGGCGCAGACGTGGCCACCTGGGAGCGGCACATCGCCCGGTATTCAACCGCCCCCCAGAGCAAACCCAAAGCCAAACGCAAATCGAATAAAAGCAGAAGCGGCCAATCATCCAGACGGTTTCAGCAGACCGTCTCCGTGCTGAGTTGGACTGAACGGCAAGAGCGCGAGCGGGGTCAAGCCACGGTTGAACTGGTGGAGCGCACCAACGATCGCACGATTCTGGTGAACCTGCCGGCCGGCGTCAGGCTGGTGGCGTAATGGAAGCCAGTAACCTGAATCGGCGGGATTTTTTAACCGGGCTGGCGGCGCTCACGGCGCTGTCCCTGCCCCACCTGTCCGGCCCGGAAAATTCGGACGGTAAAGCGGGGGAAGCGGCAGAGATAGACACCTCCCCCTGGGATCAGATTGCCGGGGTGGATGTAGCCTGGCTGGAGGACAAAGCCAGCTACTTTGAAGAACAGGCCGTCAAACTGCGGGCGCTGATTGCCAAACTGGAATCGGCCCAATGAGCGCCCGGCCAACACCCCCCATAGCCCCGGTCAGTGAGGAAAAGCAGATGGAGCGTTTCATCGCTCACGTAGAGAAGAAGGTTCTGGCCGCTCCCGATGACCGCACCAGAGGTATTCGGCTGATGGTGCTGGCCCTGGCCGAAGCCGCCCGAAGCCAGATGGCAAAAGAAGAAGTGTAACCCACCGGCTGGCGCAGTTAAAAATCCTCCCTCGTCCGGGGGCGAGCCTGGACGTTAAAAATAAGAGAGCGGGAAACTGCGCCAGCCGCCCGGCGTGATCCGGCCCCCGGTGGAGGTGGGCCGGTAGCGCCGGGGAATATTGATGAAACCAAAACAAGGAGATTTAAAACTATGGCAAGCAACATTTTAAGGGCAACCATTTCTATTCACGGGATACGGCCGCTGTTGTGGCACGCCTTTACCCCGGACGCGATTCCGCTGCAAAAGGGCGAAAAGACCGGCGTGGCCGGGAACGA